GTCCTGCGCCGCGGTCCGCGCGGTCTCGATCCGCGTAGCCAGGCCGTCCCGGTACCGGGCCATTTCCTGGAGCCGCGCGGACGACTTCGCGGTCGACGCGGCCAGGGACTTACCCGCCCCGCCTGCTGCGCGCAGATCCTTCGTCAGTTCCTTCGCCGCTTTCGCGATGTCCGCGGCCGAGCTCTTGAGGGACTTGGTGAACGCGGTCAGGTCGCCGGGGACGTCTCTGCGGGCGGATGCCCTCACGGCAGCGGTGCCCTTGGCGTAGCCGGGCAGGGCCCCCATGGTGGAGGCGAACCGCAGGGAGTCGCGGTGGTTGAGCACCTCTTCCCCGCCGCCGAAGCGGACCAGTTCGGGCCCGAGTTCGCCGACCCACGCCCAGCCGGGGGTGGCTCCGCGGGTTCCCTTGGAGTAGCCCTTGAGGCCGTACCAGTCGGTGAAGAGGCTGTCGCGGTAGCCGCGCGCCCGGGAGCCGACGACCACGCCGTCACCGCCGCGCGATTCCACATTGACGCCGTTCAGGGTGCCCGCGGTGTGGCCCACGCCCGCATTCGTGATGCCCACCATGAAGGGGCTGCGGGCGCCGCGTACCCAGCCGGAGGGGGCGGTGGCGCCGGAGAAGGCACCGGTGGCCCAGCGGCGGGAGTAGGGCTTGAGGCCGCGGATGATGTTCTCGATGGCGCTCATGAAGCCTGAGCAGTCGTAGCCCGTGGGGCCGACCCCGCCCCAGATGTAAGGCTTGCCGGCCTGGGAGCGGGCGAAGCTGAGCGCGGACTTGAAGCCCTTGCCCCCGATGCCCGCAGCCTCGAGCTTGCCGTCCGCCTTGCCGGAGAAGTCGAGGATGGCGTTGATCATTTTCTTCGGGATGCCGCTGACCATGTCGCGGTACAGCGACGCCGACCCGCTGATCTTGTTGATGAGCGGCTTGACGACCTTGTTCAGCCCGGCCAGCGCGGATTCCTTGACCCCGTCCTTGAGCCAGTCCACACCGGACTGGGCCAGGTCGACGCCCTTCGACGCTGCGCCCTTCACCCAGCCGAAGATGCCGCCGTCCGCGAATGCGGGAAGGCCAAGGGCACGCTGCACGCCGGCAACACCGCCGGACCGTGCAGCAGCATTCATGGAGTGGACGTAGCCGGGGCCGACCGCACGGGTCCACTCCGGGCGCATGACGGCCTCGCCGCCGGACAGCGCGGCCAGGTGCACGTCGCGGCCCGGGGTGTAGCCGGGCAGGACACCGCCGGTGGCGAACTTGTACTCGGGCAACGTGGGAGCGCCGAAGGCTTTCGCCACGGTGTTCCAGACGCCTCGAATCTTGCCGTAGACCGTGTTCACGACGAAGACGACGGGCTTCTTGGCGATCCCAGAGACCTTGTCCCAAGCCTTCTTGATGCCGTCCTTGGCGACCCCGAAGGCGTCGGCGACCTTCCCGGTCGCCGACTTCAACTTGTCGAACACCGGCTTGATACCCGTCTCGTAGACGGTCGAGATGGTCGACTTGATGCCGTTGAACGCGGGCTTCACGCCGTTGTTCCACAGCCACTTGAACCAGCCACCCACGGTCTTCAAGCCGGCCGTGAAGTACCCGAAGATGACCTTCACGCCGGACCACAGCAGCGCGGCGCCCTGTTTGATCCACCCGAACACGGGCTTAGCCGCGTTGTTCCACAGCCACGTGAAGGCAGCACCCAGAGCGCGCAGTCCCGCCTTGAAATACCCGAAGACCAGTTGCACTCCGGACCACAGCAACTGCGCCCCTGCGGAGATCCACCCGAACACCGGCTTGATGGCGTTCGCCCACAACCAGGAGAAGACCGCCCCCAGCAGCTTCACCGCGAGGTAGATCGGTCCGAACACGACGATCGTGAGGACTGTCAGCAGGACCCGCGCCGCCGTGTTGATGAACCCGAACACGGGTTGGATGACGGTCGTCCACAGCCACTGGAACGCTGCTCCCACAGCGGACAGGGCCGTCTTGATGCCCTCGAACGCGGGCTTGAGGACGTTGTTCCAGACGTAGAGGGCCGCGGCCTGGATGCCCGCCCAGGCGGCCATCACGACCGAGCGGAAGGTTTCCGACTTCTTCCATGCCACGAACAGCGCCGCTCCCAGAGCCACCAGGGCAATCACGATCAGCGTGATGGGGTTGAGCGCCATGATGGAGTTCAGCAGGGCCTGCGCGGCGGCGAACCCTTGCGTGACCGCCGTGCCGGCCAGGATCGCGCCCCGGTACACGGCAAACACGGCGGTCACCAGGCCAGTGGCGATCGCCTGCGCGTTCAGGGCGAGGGTCAGCCCCCCGACGAGCAGAGCAGCCGGGACCAGCCACGCGCCCCACTCCTGGAACCAGCGGCCCACCGCACCGGCCGCCTCACCCACCCACGACAAGGCGTCGTCCAAATTGCGCAGGGCCGGGAGCACCACCGCGCTGACGACGTCACCCACCGCGCCCATCAGCTGCCGCTGCAGCACTTTCAGCTCGGTGGCAGTGTTACTGCGGATGGTGTCGCCGACCTTCTTCGCTGCCCCGCCCACCTTGCCCAGGTCGTTCGCGGCCTTCGACGGATCCATGGCGAGCAACGCCGCACCAAGATCCTCGGCCTGGGTACCGAACAGTTGGACAGCGATCTGGCTCTGCTTGACCGGGTCCTTGACGTTGCGCAGCTTGTCGAGGGTGAGGTCGAGGACGCCGTTGGCCGTCTTGCCGCCCTTGGCGAACTTGGCGGCCATGCTGTCGGCGTTCAGGCCGAGGGCCTTGAATCCGTCGACGGTGGACTCCGAGCCGTCGACGGCCCTGATGCTGAACTCCTTGATGGCGTCTGCGGCCACGTCGCTGTCCCGGGCGCCGGCGCGGATCGCTTGGTTGAGCAGGCCGACGGCGGTCGCACCGTCCAGGCCGGCCTTCTTGAACTGGACGCCGTACTCGTTGATCGTGTCCATGAAGTCGCCCGCCTTGTCGGCGGACGACTGCAGGCCCTTCGTCAGCAGATCCAGGGCGGCCGGGGCGTCCTTCGCCAGGCCGGTGCGGATCAGCTGCGTGGCCGCATTGGTGGTGCCCACCAGGTCCTGGTCGAACGTGGAAGCCAGGTCGGCGACCTTGGTGGTGATGGACTCAATGGACTTGGTGGTGGCCTTCTCGTCGATCAGGCCCGAGCCCATGACGGCTCGCACCGCGGCGGCGCCGTCCTCGAAGGAGTCGACGACTGCCTTCGAGTACAGGTCGCCGGCCACCTTCCCGGCCTGCTTGGCGCCCTTCCCGGACAGGCCGAGCTGGGCGGACAGGCGGTCGCCCATCCGCTCCTTCTCCACCGCGGAGACCGTGGACGCAACGAGGATCGCGCCCGCCGCGGCGCCAGCCGCCGCGAGCCCGACCTTCCACGCGTCCGCGAAGCGGCGGCCCGTCTGCTGGCCCGCCTGCTCGCCCGCTTCGCCGGCCGGGCCGGTCAGCTGGCGGCGGATCTCGTCGGAGATGCCGCGGACACTGGGGATGATCTGAATCGTTGCGTATCCGACGGAAGGCATGCGCACCTCCCGTCAGGTGATCTGTCCAGATGCCAGGGCTCGCTTGCGTTCCGCCGCGCGGCGCAGCGCCCGCTGCCGGGCCTCCTGCCGCTCCGGGCTGGTCTTGTCCGCCCGCTTCGCCTTGCCTGCCACGCCCGGGCGGGGAAACGGCTTCGGGGGCGGCTTCTGCTTCCCTTTCGGGACGCCTTCCTGCGAGCGCTGCCAGTTCGCGGCGCGCAGCTCGTCGATGACGACGGCGGTGAGGTGCTCCTGCAGGCCCCAGATGCTCTCGTCGTCGCCCAGCGCAAGCCGGGTGCGGGCGTCCGGAGGGAGCTGGCGGATGTATCCGCCGAGCTCCCGCCAGGTGAGCAGCCGGCGCCCGTGAGCGTCTCGCGCGAACAGGTCGCTGAGGCGGATGCCGTAGTGGCCGCGCAGGTCGGCTTGGACTGCCTCGCCGTGCTCCCTCAGGAGTCGGACGAGGCTTCGGATTCCCCCTCGCCCACACCGCAGTGCTGCTTGTAGGCGTCGAAGAGGGCCTTCAGCTTGTACTGCGGCAGGCGGATCTTGCGGAACTCGGTCCAGTCCTTCTCGCCGAGCGCGGCCTTGAACACGCCGACCGTGGCGGCGATGTCACCGCCCTCCGCGGCCTCGATCAGGCCCCACACGTCGAGGTCTTCCATGTGGGCGAACTCCCAGCGGCGGCCCTTCCAGTTCACCCGCCACGGGGTGAGGTCGACCTCGGCCTGGACGGCGTCCAGGTTGAAGTCGAACGGCCGGTCGTCGGACTTGGTCGCGGTTCGGGCGGTCATCGCGGTTCCTCTCGCGGTTCGGGCTTGATGATCTGGACTGCTTCGGCGATCAGCGTCAGGCGGACGGTGCTCAGCCCATCGGGGTTGAGGGCGATCTCCATGGGCTGCTTGGCAACCAGCCATGGGAAGGGCTCGCCGTCGACGAGGATGGCGCCGCCCGGCTGGACGACGATCTCCTTCGCCACCTGGGGCTCCGGCTGTGTGCCGGGATCTGATGCCGTCTGCTCCTGCAGGAGAGCGGCCACGACACGGCCGCGCATCTGACGGGGCAGTTCCTCACCGTCCTGGATGAGGCCGAGCTGCACCGCCTTGGCGGCGATGTCGGCGTCGGTGTAGTTGATGTGCATGTCGCGGTTCCTTCCGCAGGTCGCGGGACTGACACCGGGGCGCGGCCGAACCGCGACGAACTACCGCGCCCCGGTGGTCTCAGGCGGTCACCGTGACGGCGCAGGTGTCGGACTGCCCCTCGTAGGTGGCGGTGACGGTCGCCGAGCCGGGGTCGACGGCGGTGACGAAGCCGGCGGAGACGGTGGCGTCGGCCGGCGCGGAGGACACCCAGTTCGCCTGCGCGGTGACGTCGGCCGTCGTGGCGTCGTCGTAGGTGGCGGTCGCGGTCAGGGCGCCGATCTCGCCGTCCGCCAGGGTCAGCGTCGACGGCGTCACCGACAGGCTCGCCAGGGTCGGCGTGGTCTGCCGGTTGAACAGCACGCCGCCCCCGGTGGGGTAGATCGTCGCGGCGAACGTCATGGACTCGAGGTCGGCCTCGTTCTCGCCGTGGTCGCCGTCGAGGGACACCTCCGCGTAGTTCGCCGAGATGAGGCGGCGGACCTTGTCGCCCTCGCGGGTCTCGAACGCCACCAGCACCTTCGCCGGGCGGGGCACGACGATCTGCGTCGCCGACGAGCCCGGCCACAGCAGGCTGTAGGTGGTGGCGTTGTCCTCCAGCGCCGTGAAGCTCTTGGTGAGCTTGAAGTGGTTGCGGGAGGTGCGGACGAGGATGCCGCCCCAGGCGAACTTGTCGTCGGTGTCCTCGTCGCGGGACTCGGGGAAGCCCTCGTCGCCGTCGAGCAGACCGACCAGGTCCCAGTCGGGGCCGAACGGGGTGCTCGCGTTCGCGGGCAGGGTCGCGGACAGGTTGGTGGAGATGTAGACGTCCGCGTCCGTCCACAGATTTGCCTTCAGCGGGTCGCCGGCCACGGCGTCCTCCTCATCTCGGTACAGGGGGTTGTCGTCGCGGTTCGGCAGCAGCGGTTACGCCGTGAGCGGCTGCGGTTTCACATTGGCGATCGCCGTGAAAGTCGACAGGTCGACGCCGGATTCGTCGTCTGTGGCGGGCAGCGGTCCCGTCGCCGGACGGAAGCCGCGGATGATCGGTCCGGAGTGGACCAGCCACAAGCCTTGGCACAGCATGGCCAGGTCGTGCGCCTGGTCGGCGTCCTGGTGCCAGACGGTGCAGCGCAGCGTGCACCTGGTGTTGGCCATGGACGGGTGGGGAAGGTCGGAGTCCTTGCGGACCAGCACAAACGGGAGCTGAGGATCCTCCGGTGAGCGGATCGTCGGCACCCTCGTGCCGACGGTGGCCCCGGCCGCGAACGGCTCCGCCCTGCCGACCAGAGCCGTCCGCAGTACCTCGGCTCCCGCAGCCTGTACGTCCCCGAACACCACCAGCGGCCGAGTCACCGCTGCCACGCCTTCACTTCAAGGCCGGCTGCTCCTGCCGCGCGGGTGAGAATGCCGTCGCGGGCCTGCCATGCCATGGCCTGGACGTCCGCCACGACCACCGTCGCGGCACCGCGGTCCGTGGTGTAGCCGCGAACCTCGATCGACGTCCCCGGCTCGACCAGGGCCCGCACGTTCGCCGCCACCTCGTCCGCCAGGCCGTCGATGAGCGTGCGGACCTCCTCGCCGCGCAGGATCTCCCGCACGCCTGCCGCATCGAGCTCGAAGCGTTCCAGCATGGCGGCCTCCTATCCGGTGGCGCGCACCATGACGAACTCGATGTGGTGGACGCCGTCGGTGAACAACTCAGGCCAGACGGCCACTTCCCCGTCCACCTCGTACAGATGGCCGCGCCACTCGATGCGGTCGGTGGCCTTGATGTCGGGGCTGGTTCCCTCGGCTGACTGCACCCGGTAGCCGGTGATGACCGCATCGCGCTGCTCGTCGGCATCCTCACTCTGGCTGTTGGGCTGGATGTTCAGCCCCGTCACAGTCAGCCGGTTGACCGCGCCGGGAGACCAGTCCGGGACCTTGTTGCCGCCCCGGTCGGTCTTCTCCCCCGCGCGCACCCGCACCGCGGACTGGTTGAACATCACGGCCGGTCACCCCGGTTGAGCTGATAGCGCTCCACTGCAGCCGTCCACTGCGCGGTCACGCCGATCGCCGCCTGCGTGCCGAACTGGAAGGACTGGCCGCCCACCGTCATCGACGCCAGTCCCGGGCGGATCGCGTACAGAGACCTGGCCTGGTCGATGACGACCTCCTGGATGTCCTCCGGCACTGGATCGAAGCCGTGCGAGTAGGTCACCTGGATGCAGCGCAGCCGGTCCGGCCAGCAGCCGCCGATCCGTCGCAGGAACCCGTCCGCCGACCAGTCGCAGTCCGTGCCGGCGGTGAGCGCCGCACCGTCGAGCTGAACAGAACCGACGGAGACGACCGGCGCCGCTGGGAGCAGCACGGACTCCAGCCCGTTGCCGTCCAGGGTGATGCTGTCGTCGATGACCCGGGACACCGGATGCCGCACCGCACCGCGGAAACGGCGCGAGGCGGCGTTCAATGCCCACAACAGCTTCGGGTCTTCGGCCGGGACACCGAGCGACGCGGCGAGTTCCTCAGGAGCGGCCAAGGGCTCAGCCATCGCCCTTGTCGGACGCGGTGCGGGCCTTGTTGCGGGTCGTCGTGCGGGACTTGGCCGCGGTGTCCTCGGCGGGCGCCTCGCCGGCCGGCTCCTGTTGCTCGCCGGAGCCTCCCTTGAGGACGCCGTACCGCTCGGCGTCGGCCTCGTTCAACTTCATCGTGGTCGTCCTGCCACCCGGCAGCGTGACCTCGTACTCCTTCAGCGGCTCGCCCATGGCGGCCACCTCCATTCGTTCATCGACGGGAACGGACGCCGAGGGCGGGCCGCATGCGGCGTGCTCGCCGCCGCAGACCGGGCACCGCCCTCGGATCATCCGCGAGTTGAGGAGTGTCACGCCGAGGTGAGGTCGATCTCGACGAACGCCGACGGCTGGATGACGCCGAAAGCGGCGCGCATCTCGGCGAGGATCGCCACCAGGTTCCGCACGAAGAAGTCCGCGTGAGAGTCGGTGACGGTGATCGACGCCTGCTCGCGGTCCCACAGCATCGCCTTGCGAAAGTCACCCACGTAGCCGGTGCCCGCCGGGACCGCCTCGGTCTGGATGACCGGCAGCCCCCACAGTGCCGTCGCGGTGCCGGCCGCGCCCGGGCCACCGAAGTAGAAGTCGGCGTTCCCGTTCACGGACAGGTCGATCGACTCGACGTCGGCCGGGTTGAGCAGGTACGCGTTCGGGTTGCTCCGCCCGACCGTGAAGACCTTCGTCTTGGCCTTGCGCAGGGTACGCAGGCGCTGCATGTCCTCGCCGGTGCCGGTGGCGTCCCAGGCCTGCGTCTGGATACCGGAGACGTTGGCGAGGCCCTCGAAGTTCTCCCCGGTACCGTCACCGGAGATCATCTGGTCCTCGAGCTCCTCCTCCAGGCCGTAACGGAGGAAGGAGTCGATGAGGGTGCGGATCTGCGCCGCGTCCGACAGCGCCCGCTTGGTGATCGGGATCCAGTGCGCGATCGTCCGCACCGGGGTCGTCACCTTCGCGACGGCCAGACCGGACTCCGGCTTGTAGCCGCCGCCCGCCGCGTTGACGAGCGGGCCGGCCGTGCCGCCCGAGGTCGGGCCGGCCGCGGTCGTGGCCTCCGCCACCGGGGCCGCGTTGTTCGTCGTCGACGTGACCCGCACGTACTCGATGGTGTCCGAGCCGGTCGTGCCGTTCGCGACGACGTCCCGCAGCCGCAGCGGACGCTGGAACAGGTCCAGCCCCACCTGCAGGCCCCGGTAGTCGTTCTGGACGAACCCGCCGGCGGAGGTGTCGGAGGCGCCCGTGACCAGGCTCTTGTAGGAGGCGGGCATCGACTGCACCCGCGACTTGGCGCCGAACCCGCCCGACGGGGCGGTCGCCATCAGACCGCGGTAGGCCTCGCTCTTGACGAACGATTCACCCAGGCTGCCCTTGGCGTCCGGGACGATCAGCCCCGAAGCGGTGCGGCGCTCGCCACCGGACTTGGGCTCGTTCAGGCTGATGCCGTCACCGAGCTCCTTCAGCGCGGCTCGCATCTCGCCGTCCTGCTTGGCCTTCTCCAGGCCGGCCTTGGCCTCCTTGGCCTTAGCCATGTGCTCGGTGACCTGGGCGCGCTCGTCGTCGTTGAAGTCGCGGCCCTCGTCCTCCGCCTTCGCCGCGATGGCCTGCGCCTGCAGCAGGTGGTACTTGAGCTGGTCCTTCAGCTCATCGGTCTTGACTGCCATGTCTCCTCATTCCGTGAGCGAGAGAGCCTCGACCGTCAGCAGGTCGAGGTCGGTGCGCAGACGGAGCGAGGCGGTTCCGGCCTTGGCGGCACCCGCGGGTGCTTCGCGGAGATCCGGCGTGGTCTCGTCCTCAGTGCTGCTGGGGTCGGTGTCCGCAGATCCCTGGGCGGGCTGGACGGTCGCAGACTGGGCGGAAGGCTGATCGCCGTCGGCCGCTGCGGGGTCCGGCTGGCCGGGCTCCTCAGACGGGGTGCGGGGTGCAGCCTTCTCCGGCTGCGCCGCGGCGAGCACCTCGCCGATCGCCTCATAGGCGGCGGTCAAGGCCTCGAAGTTCTTCTGTGACAGGACACGGCCGGCCTTCACGCCGGACGCCACATGGGCCGCCTTCGCGGCCAGCAGCTCCGTCTCCTGGTTGGCGCCCACCAGCGTGGGCCCCACCTCGTGGATCTTCAGCTTGCGCAGCTCGTAGACCTCGCGGCCGTCGCGCTCGCCCCAGCCGCCGTCCTCGATGTCGTAGGCGAAGCTGAACTGGGTGACGCGGCGGCCCTTCAGTAGGCGGAACACCTGCTCCGCCTTGGGGTTGTCCAGGTCGAGCCTGCCGGTCACCATCAGGCCGGCCGGCGTCTCGCGTGCGTCCGTGACCTCGCCGATGTGGGAGAAAGGGTCCCCCCAGTCGTGCGACCAGATCACCGGGATCGGGTCGCCGCTGTTCTTCCACCGGGCGAGGTCATCGGCGAACGCGCCAGGCATGACGACGTCACCCACCGAGTCCTCGTTACCGAAGACGGAGACGAGAGCGGAGAACTCGCCCTCCCCCAGGCCGTCACTCTCCCCTGCCGCCTTCACCCGCGCGGGGGCATCCTTCGTCAGCACGTCAGTCTCCCCTCGCGTAGTCGAGCGTGCAGTTGCAGTTCACGAGCTCCTCGGTGCGGCCCTTGCCGTCGCCCGGCCAGCGCAGACCGTTGGAGAACACGTCGTCCAAGGCGACCGCTTCGCCGTCCTGCGCCTTGTGGCTGGGGCGCGGATTACGCCCGCCGGTGCGCCAGATCTTCTTCACCAGCCCCGAGGCGGAGGCCGCGTCGTGGCCGCCGAAGGAGCGCAGCTCCGTGCCCGCGGTGGCGGCGCGGATCTGCCCGGCGGTCACCCACGCCGCAGCGGCCTGGCCAAGCCGGTCCCGCCACGTGTCGCCGCCCTGCTCTTGTACGGCGGCCACCGCCTTGCGGCCGGCCTCCTCGTGCTGGGCTGCGTGCGTCTCCGCCGCGGCAAGAATCCAGGCCAGCATCACGTCCGGTGACCAGTTCTCCGCCTCGGGGTTCCAGGCGTCCAGCACATCCCAGGCGCCGATCTGCGCGAGCCGGAAACCGTGTTGGGCGAGCAGCGCCTCCAGCTGGACCAGCCGGTCGTCATGGCCAGCCGCCCACAGCTCCAAAAGGTCAGGCATCCCGTCGGCCTTGGCGCCGGCCGACAGCAGCAGACGATCCGCCTGCGCCTGCGTCCAGCGCGTCAGCGACGCGGTGAACGCCCGCTGCTCCATGGCGAACTGTCCAAGGTCAGAGGGCCTGGAGCTCTTGACCAGCGCCAGGCCCCGCGCTTTTGGGAGCG